TGCATCATCACTTCTAAGGCAAACTTGCCTCAGACACACTCAGTGAAACACTACCACTTTCTCAGATTGCAATCCTAATTTATAATCGTAAATATATTCTGTTAACTATTGACCATTTATCAATACACATTCTGCGTTATTTAATTATACGAATCAACCACTTCTTTTCTAGATGTTTCTTGATGGATTAATATTTATAATCCGTTTCCAAAATAAAATTGTAAAAGCCGTTGATTAGACCTTCGATTTTTTCTTGTTCATTCATAATCAGTGAAGGATGATATGAATCAATTAATAAAATCTCTTCTTTCAAGTTATAATAACACCAATTATTGATTTTTCTGAAATCCTCCTTGATATCTTGAAAAACGCAATCTAATGCAATACAGAGAACTTTTCGGGAATAATTATCTTGATCATTACTTCCACCACAAACTATAATATTTGGCTTTAAAATCTCTCTAATTTGTCGATGTAAAAATGATTTATCTCGCTCTGCATATTTCCATATAACATTCCAATTAGCAGAACTTCCACCTGCAATTTTCTTTGCATTCACAATGGCTAGTGGATATTTTTTGAAAATATCCTTTCTTGAAGATATTTCCATATATTTAGGGCAATAGTCTGCACGAGTTATCATAAGACCTTCAAGCCAATACGCCAAAACATTACCAAATGTCTCTGTTCCTTCCGACCAATCCCAATCCTTATAATCTTCGCCTTCATTTTTATTTGGTTCTTTAAGAAAGAATAGAACACGTCGTTTCGATTCTGTCCAAAGACATTCAGGCCAATTTCTATTCGATTGGTCTGGCATTTTTTTACTTATAGCAGCCCAACATAAGCCGTCATCTACAATCCTATCTCTTGTGTCTTCAGGATATGTTTGTCTAAGATCTTTAAAAAGAGCAACTTCAGATTCATAAATGGTACAATTTCCTATTTGATATTTCATCTTCGTCACAAATAATTATAGTATCAATTTTCTAAATTCAAAAGTAACTAAAATCTTTTGTAATCACAACCAACTATCACCAAAAGTTATCTCACTGTTATATTCCGGTGATGTTTTCTACTATCAAAACACCAATTTCCTTTGCCTGCGAATAATTAAAAACGAGCACGTATGGCGAACGAACAAATTGGAGCAGCATTAAAATTTGATTTAAAGCCGGAAGCTTAACGCTCCGGCTTTGTGGCATTTCCTCCATCAAGCATTTTATATAGTGTCTGATATATGTATCCAGAGAAAAAAGTGATAACGATAGCTTGTAATAAAAATATTAAACGGATAAAAATATGAGTCTTATTCCCGGTAATATCAGGATTGAAAATGCTATATAGGACAAAATCCCCAAATTTAACAACTAATTTATCTTTTAATATTGTTTTATATTCATTGATAATCTCCTGATACATCTCTATTTTTTGATGAATTAATAAACGAAATTCATTTACATTAATACTATCACCTCGTTTCATTGATTCTAATATAGTCTTACTTGATGGATTTGATATATTATGCGGTTCGTTTTTAAGTGATATTCCTATAGTTTCAGCATTATTTAGCTTTGTTTTAGGAATACCACCTATTATTCCAACACCAATTGCAGATCTTTTATTAATATCAATCTCCAAGGTATCCTCATTTATGATTGTAAAATAAAAGTCATCTACACTATTATATCCTATATATTTTTTGTTTTTTAATTCTTTATATATATGATTATAAGTATCAAGATATTTCTTATAAGACTTAATATTACCTTTTACATTTAAGATTCTGTCGCTTATAGAATTTTTTATATAACTATTTTCTATATTAAATTTATCTTGATTATTTATGTAAATTATATACTCAATAGACGACAAAAATAAAAACGACAACATTAAACAAGATAAGCTATATATAATTTTTTTATTATTTGAAAGATTATGTGTGATTTTTCTCCTCCATTTTTTTGTAACTATTATTATGCCTGCTATTGAAGTTATTAAAATTGCATATGAAATTATATTAATATATAACATGCTATATTTGAACACAGGAAAGGTGTTATCAAATATATACAGAGAAAATATAATTAATCCTATTAGACATAGAAATAAAAATATTAACTCTATGAGAACCGCTAACTTATATACTTTCCAATTAGGACGTTTCATTTGTTTTTTTATAGATTGAATTGCCAGAATTTAATTTTATGGAACTAATGCAGGAATGAAATATGCCATTGATTCATTTAGGCAATCAATAAATTGCTGCTTTCTTTCTGATGGGATTTCATTTACTTCTCCATTTATAGGAGATGTTGTCATAAATTTGAAAAGCATGTAATCAGAATCAATTTTACCAGAAATATCTCTTAATTTGTGTAATACAGGTATAGAATCATATCTATTTTTGTAGGTATTTAAGAAACTAGAAAGCTTATTATTTGCCATAAGCAAGGCTTCATCATTATCCCAATCTTCTATGCCTTTTTTTGTTTCTGCTTTAAGACATGAGGAAATATGTATTAGTAGAGTCTTATCTAATGAGTGACAAAGCCCCATTATATACTTGTGAGATTCAAATTCTTTTTGTAGTTCTATTTTATGACTCTCCAAAGCTTTGTTATAGCTATCCTTTACTGATTCGATTTGTTGTGTAATGTGTGCTATATCTTCCTTTGTAGCAAGATTCTTTCCTTTTTCTCCTTCATAGTTTATATCACGTGAATCTTCTTTTAATGCTTGATTTTCTCCTTTTTTCTTATTGTATCCTTCCCAAAAAAGAAATGCTCCAAGCAATATTATTTGTAAGATTAATCCAATCCATTCCATACTTATTCTCCTTTCTCTATTTTTATTTTCTTCCCACAATAAGGACAGATGATATATCCAGCACCTGTAAATTCTGTTTCTCCGATTAATTCTGATATTGTTACATTCAATACATTTGCCATTTTCATAAGAGTGTCAAGTGAAGGGAATGACTTTCCTGTGACAATGTTGCTAACAGCTACTTTTGATATTCCGACTTTTTCAGCAAGTAGTGCAGATGTGACATTTCTTGCAGACATGATTTCTTTTAATTGTAAATTCATAAAGTGTACTTTAATTGATTATTTCTGCAAATATATGTATTCTTTATCATATAAAGGCAAAAGAATAAAGTATACTTTACTAAATAATGTTAATAGATAAATAAAACTTTATCAAATTGTTTGCAAATAATAAAGTTTGATTTATCTTTGCGTCATCAAACAACAAGTAATAACAATTTAAACACGTACGATTATGAAGACATTGAATGAACAAGTTGACGAGATTAAGAACATGAAAGGCTCTAAGGCAACAAAGAAAGCTGCTTTCATAAAGTTAGGTTTGAGAAAGTATGAAATAGAACTTCTGCTTTCAGAACTGCCGAAACCTATAAGAGAATCACACAAGTTCACGTTTGGCGTTGAGATAGAATGCCTTGTCGCTGCAAGCATTATGCGTGAATGTGCGACAAGAAACGCAATGCCATTTCAGTATGAGGGCTACAACCACACAGACAACAACCACTATTATAAGTTCGTGTCTGATTCATCCATAATGGGCAGCAACCCAATAGAATGTGTGTCGCCAGTACTTACAGGCAAGGCAGGCATGAAAAGCCTAGAAACATGCTGCAAGGCTTTGAATGAGGCAAACGCACAGGTCAACAGGTCTACAGGCCTTCATGTTCATATAGGCGCACAGAACTTGTCTGACGAGGCTTATATCAACGTATTTAAGAACTATCAGAAGTTAGAGAGAGTTATTGATACGTTCATGGCAAGGTCAAGGCGTGCAAACAACAGCAGATGGTGCAGAACACTGCAAGGCTATGACTTTACATGGTGTACTACAAAATCAGACATTTTAGATGCCATGAACGGCAACAGGTATTTCAAGGTGAATGCATGTTCTTATTCACGCCACAGAACAATTGAGTTCAGACAGCATCAAGGCTCTACAGACTTTGCAAAGATTTCAAACTGGGTGAACTTTTGTGCTAAGCTGGTTGCATGGTCTAAGAAGAACGTATTGAGTTCAGAGGTTAGCTCAATTGACGAGATACCTTTCTTGACAGCCAAAGAAAAATCATTTTTCAAATCACGTGCCGAGGTTCTTGCATGAACCTCGCACAATTAAAATAAATTCAATATGTGTTGCATTATATACAAGCCTAAAGGTGTCCAGATGCCGAGCCTGGACATTCTTTCAAAAATCAAAAAACTCAACCACAACGGCTATGGTTTTGTTTCAACCAATCATTTTCATAAGGGTTTGGACTATCGCACATTCTTGCGCCACCTCTCGGAGGTCGGAGATGACGAAGACTGCATTATACATTTCAGACTTGCCACTCATGGCTCAATATGCCGGGCCAACTGTCATCCGTTTGCAGAGAATGGCGTTTATTTCGCTCACAATGGGACTTTAAACGTTTACCCCGTCGGGGACATGACAGACAGCGAAATTGCCTTCAGAATGAAAATTTACCCAGAAATACAGCGGTTTGGATATGGAACAAAGCAGGCAGACTGGGCTATAAAGCAGATTTGCGGTTATTCAAGATTTGCCATGATGTACCAGGGCGAAGTGAGATTATTTGGTGATTATAAAATACTGAATGGCATATACTATTCAAATTTAAGATGGTTATGAAAAGTATATTACAGTCTTTGAAAGAAAAGGTGTCATGTGGCGATATCACGATAAAAGAGGCAGCCATAAAGCTGCATCATGCAGGATGGACAAACTTCATTGATGTAGAGAGAACCAGACAATTGTTAGGTCTGAAAACACAGCAGACCAAATCATAAAGCAACATGCTTGTGAATTAATAACGAACAATTGGCTTATTGTTTCGTATGTGTAGAATTGTTATTCAAAATTGTCTTCATAATTAGGTATCTTTGTGAAAAGGTACCATCGCGGATTAGAGCAGTGGTCAGCTCGCTACTTTGACTTGGTAGAGGTCGCCGGTTCGAATCCGGCATCCGCAACTAAATAAAATATATATCACGATTATGGAAATACTTAATCTTATCATCAAACAGAAATTCTTTGACGAAATCCTGTCAGGCAAGAAACGTCAAGAATACAGAGAAATCAGACCAACAACACAAAAGAAATACTGCCAGCTTGACGCTGACGGTTTTTGTGTAGAGGTTAATGGTGAGCTGCAGCCGAGACACTATGATGCTATTCAGTTCTTTGTTGGCTACAACAAAGGCAGAACCAGCGCACTGGTAGAAGTCAAAGACGCAAAGATTGAGCTGTTTGAAGACGAGAACCACAACTTGATTGAATACACCCATCAAGGTGAGATTTATTTGGCAGCACAGGTAGTCTATAACCTTGGCAGAGTGATAGAAAAACATGTTTAATTTAAATTTTACGCTGAGTCAGAGTAAACAGAAGCACATTTTCAACAGGCGGTTATCGTGGCGGCCGTAGAGGCTTGACCACAGAAAATGGAGGTTTGTCGCAACGTGGCAGATTCATCAACCGCAGACAGCAGTATTATAACGTCCGTGTCGGACTTGGTATGAGTGGCGGATAATGACACTGCAAGACAGGACATACAGCTATATTGACCTCGTCAGGCAAAATACTGACGAGGTTATGCTGTTTCTGTCTTTGGGTAAGGATTCTTTGGTCTTGCTGGACATGATCTATCCTAAATTTGACCGGATTGTTTGTGTGTTCATGTACTTCGTCAAAGGCTTAAAACACATTGAGCGATGGATAGGCTGGGTAAAGGCCAAATATCCTAAAATAGATTTTATTCAGGTGCCACACTGGAACCTGACCTACATTCTTCGTGGCGGTATGTATTGCGTACCCAATCCTAAAGTAAAGCTTCTAAAACTGGCTGATATAGTAAAAGCCATGCAGCTCAGATATGGGATTTATTACACGTTTTTAGGCATGAAGAAGGCCGACGGCATGAACCGCCGCCTGATGCTGAAAGGTTATGAAGCCAACAAGTATGAGAACAATGGCATGTGCTATCCCTTGGCCGACTGGACGCAGAAAGATATCCTGTCATACATGAGACAGAATGGATTGCCTGAACCGGTGAGATATTCACTGAAAGCAAGTTCTGGTGTAGGCTTTAACTTGGATTGCATACTATGGCTGGAGAAGAACTACCCACAAGATTTACAGAAAATATACAAAGTGTTCCCGATGGCTGAGAGGATCATTTGGGAGCATAAACAAAAGCAATAGGCATGGAACTAAGCAAGTACATAAAAAGTGAATCGGTAGAACTTAACCGTTCCGCCATTCACTTTGCGGATTATAATCCCCGGAAGCTATCCGAGGAATCAAGAAAAACGTTAAAACGGGGGATCAAGAAATTCGGTTTGGTTGGTGGAATCGTAGTCAACAAGCGGACCGGACTTACTGTTGTGTCTGGGCACCAACGCCTGACGGTTATGGATGAACTTCAAAAATTCCCGGAAAACGACTACAGGCTCCGTGTCGATGTAATTGACGTGGACGAAAAGCAGGAAAAGGAATTGAACATTCTGATGAACAACCCGAACGCGCAAGGAACCTGGGATTTTGACGCTTTGGCTCGACTGGTCCCTGATATTGACTATCAGGATGCAGGACTAACGGCAGCAGACTTGAACATTATCGGTTGTGATTTCCTTCTCCAAACAGAAGAAGAAAATTCTATTGCAAACGCACTGGAAGATATGATGGCACCAGTAACAGAACAGAAAGAAGCCGAGAAAGCAGCAAAGCAGATGGAAAGAGCCGAGAAGGTGGCCCACATGAAGGAAGTAAAACAGCAGGTAAAGGATGCAGCCCAGAAGCAGGCACAGGATATGGATGCTTACTTGATGCTTTCCTTCGATACGTTTGAAGCTAAGGCAGCCTTCTGCGAGAGATTTGGTTACGACCCCTACTCCAAGTTTATCAAGGGAGAAGTATTCGATGAACAAGTAGAAAGAATTGAATGATCATGGCTGTTAAGTTTAAGCATAAAGAAACTGGCCTATTCTTTTGTAAGGCCAAAGGATTATCCAACGACAAGAGGTTTGGCAAAGAAGGAAGCCGAGAACGATTTTTAAATAGGCACTTATCCAAACGAGGTCGCGTGTATGAAGTAGCAACAGAAAAACAAAAAACAGAATGGATCGGCAAAGAGTATGCTGATGAATTTGAAATAGTAACGATTTGATATGAGCAATAGTGAATCTCAACGCAAGAAGCATCCTGGAGGAAGAAAACCTAAATTCGATTACAAGAGCGAGGAGTTCCTCTCTCAAGTGGAAACGTATGCCAAAAAGGGATTCACAGACAAAGAAATTGCCTTTGCATTAGGGTTGGCTCCCCAGACTTTCTGCGAGAAGAAAAGTGAGTACACTGAATTAGCTGAAGTTTTAGCGCGCGGGCGTGCGACAGTAACAGCCACAGTGCGTGCAAAGTTCCTTGCAATGGCTTTGGGTGGTATCAAAACCAAGAGTACTGTAGTGAGGAAACTGAAAGACCAGAATGGAAACCTAACCGGCGAAGAAGAACTTCAAGTGAGTGAAAGCGAATTGGCTCCCAACCTTCAGGCCATGTCTGTCTGGTTGTATCATCATGACGAAGAGTGGAGAAAGGTTGAACGTCGGCAGGATGAGGACGCTGATATTCCTCAGGATATTTACCACGGAATTTCAATTGATTCATGGATTAAAGACAAGCTGAAATGATTGTTCCTCAAGAAATATATCATCCGTTATACACAGACAGGAATAAGTTCATTATCCTCATTACCGGTGGCCGTGGGTGTGAGACACCTACGCAAGGAATTATAATGTCTGATTTGACAATAAAGCAAATTAAAGATATTAAAGTTGGAGATTGTGTCATGGGTGACGATGGCACGCCCCGCAATGTCCTTGCTACGATGAAAGGCAGGAGCGAAATGTTCCGTGTCAGACAAACAAGTGCAGAAGATTACTTTGTAAATGATGCACATATCCTCAGCTTAAAGAAAAGTCAAATTTCTATAAATGAAGGAAGATACAATGACTTTGAAGAATACACGGATATGCGTATTACTGATTATTTGAATCGCAGCAATCGTTTTAAGGAACATTTTAGAGGATATAAGACAAATTCAATACCCTATAAAGAAAGTCCCGTTAAACTAGAACCATATTTGCTTGGCTTATGGTTGGGTGATGGAACAAGCATATATCCACAAATAACAACTCCTGATATAGAAATTGAACAGTATCTTAATGAGTATGCAGAAAATCACAATTTGCATCTTTCAATCAATGGAGTAAGAGGTAAAGCTAAGACATTCCGACTTGCCAAGAACTGTGGACTGACGAATCCCATAATGGATATTTTACGCCATTACGATTTGATTGGGAATAAACATGTTCCACAAGAATACATATCAAATAGTGAAAAAGTACGTCTAGAATTACTTGCAGGACTACTTGACACCGATGGAACGATGTGTCGCAATGGATATGAAATCACGCAAAAGAATGAAATACTTGCAAGACAAATAAAATATATTGCAGATACTCTTGGCTTTAGAACAAGTATTAACGAGAAGAACGCACGTTGTAGCGGAAAAGATTGCGGCAAAGTTTTTCGCGTTCATATCAATGGTGATACATGGAAAATACCTTGTAAGGTAGAAAGAAAAATTGTAAACAAAGCTGATGTTCATAAAAATAAAGATTGGCATTTGTCGCAACTTTCAATAGAGTCTGCTGGAATTGGAGATTGGTGTGGTATTTGTCTTGACGGAAACCAACGATATCTGCATTCTGACGGAACGGTTACGCATAATTCGGGCAAGTCTTTCAACGCTTCCACCTTTATCGAGCGACTGACCTTTGAGCAGACTCCAGTTGAGAAGATTGTCCATCAGATTCTATACACCCGCTACACGATGGTATCTGCCGGCATGTCTATCATTCCAGAGATGATGGAAAAGATAGAACTGGACGGCACCACGAAGTATTTCAAGACCACCAAGACGGACATAGTAAATCGGATGACCGGCAGTCGTATCATGTTCCGGGGTATCAAGACCTCTTCCGGGAATCAGACGGCGAAGTTGAAGTCCATCCAGGGTATTACCACCTTTGTCTGTGATGAGGCGGAGGAATGGACCAGTGAAGAAGAGTTTGACAAGATTATGCTCTCCATCCGTAAGAAAGGAATCCAGAATCGGATTATCATTATCATGAATCCCTGTGACTCTAACCATTTCATTTACAAAAAATACATCGAGAATACCCACCGCTTGGTCGAGATTGACGGCGTGCAGGTACAGATTTCTACACATCCCAATGTCCTTCACATTCATACAACCTACTTCGATAATATCGAGAACCTTTCTCCTGAGTTTCTGAATGAAGTCCAGGAAATGAAGGAGAAGAATCCGGAGAAGTATGCTCATGTTGTCATAGGACGCTGGGCTGACGTGGCCGAGGGTGCCGTGTTTAAGAAATGGGGCATCGTGGATGAGTTCCCGATGTGGTGCAAGAAAGTTGCTATAGGATTGGATTTTGGTTATACCAATGACCCCACAGCAGCTATCCGATGTGGAATCATAGACAATGCTCTTTATCTGGATGAAGTGGATTATAGAACCGGATTGCTTTCCGGCGACATCATAAAAGTCTTGCGTCCTTGGAATCTTAGAGTGATTGCTGACAGTGCGGATCCGCGACTTATTCAGGAAATCCACAACGGAGGCATCAAGATTTATCCAGTAGAAAAGGGGCAAGGTTCTGTCAATGCGGGTATTGACAAGATGCAGGGAATGGAGATGTACATTACCAGACGCTCCTACAACCTGCAGAGGGAGTATAGGAATTATGTCTGGGCAAAGGATAAGGACGGAAACTACATCAACGAGCCGGAAGACCACGATAACCATGGCATTGACGCTGCGCGGTATTATGTGCTGGGAGAACTTCTAGGCAGGATTATGAAACCGAAAGACATTTCAGGAGTATTTGGACATTAAATTTTAGTATATGAGAACTTTAGAGGAAATTTTAGCGATACCTGAGATAGAGAGAAAAATCTACTATCTGAAGAAAGGAAGAAAAACAGAACATCCCAATGCTCATGCTCTTTATAATGACTGGAATCCTAATAGGCATGAGATAGTGATTGACGAGGAGAAATACCCAAAAATAAAAATCACCACCAAGCCTGAAGAAAGAATAACCGACCCGACAACAGGTAAAGAATACATTGAGCCGGCGGTTAAGAAAGAAGTTGAACCAAATAGAATAGCCCTTCCTATCGAGCAGGACATCGTAAACATTCAGACAGCTTTCACAGTAGGAACAGAGCCGACGCTTGACTGTCAGCCGGACCAGTCAGAAGAAAGTATTCTTTCAGCTTTGAAACAAGTGTTCAAGAAGAACAAGCTGAAGTATCAGAACAAAAAGGTTGTCAGAGCATGGTTGTCAGAGCAGGAAGTGGCAGAATACTGGTATGTGGTGAAGGACGACGGCTTCTGGGCAAAGCTTAAGCGCAAGGTTGCCGGAATCTTCGGCAAATCAAAACCTGAATATCGTCTGAAGAGTGCCATCTGGTCCCCGTTCCGCGGAGACAAGCTCTATCCGTTCTTCAATGACAATGGAGATTTGGTAGCCCTCTCCCGTGAATACAAGAAGAAAGATTTGGATGATGTGGAGATTACATGCTTTATGACCATCACCAAGGATATGGTTTATCAGTGGGAACTGACAAGTAATTGGACAGACAAAGGATCGTTCGCTCATGGATTCAAGAAACTCCCTGTAATTTACATGTACCGTCCGGAAGCGTATTGTGAAAAAATCAAGAGTCTCCGAGTAAGACTGGAGAAACTTCTTTCCAATTATGCAGACTGTATCGACTACCACTTCTTCCCTATCCTAATGTTATTTGGAGATGTGCAAAATTTCTCTGGTGAATTCAAGAACCGAGTGGTCGAGCTGACCGGACAAGGAGCTAATGCCCAATATCTGACATGGAGTCAGGTCCCGGATACAGTTAAATTCGAGGTTGAGACCTTACTGAGTCAGATTTATGGATTAACCAATACGCCGCGTATCTCATTCGACGCGCTGAAAGGTACAGGCAATGCTGTTTCCGGTGTAACTTTTGATTATGTATTTATGTCCACCCATCTGAATGTGGAGAATCTGAACGAAACTGTCGGCGAATTCATGCAACGGCGTGTAAATTTCCTGACTTCCGCTTTAGGCTCAGTTAATACAACTCTTGAAGCAGCCTCCGAGACAATTGATATAGATGTTCAGATGCAGCCATATAAGCTGGAGGACATCAAAGACAAGATTGACACAGCCATCAAAGCCAAAGATGGTGAAATATGGTCGCAGCAACGGGCTATTACTTTTGTGGGGAACGTTGATTCTGTTTTGGATGAGATTGAAGCCATCAAGGAGGAGCAGGAAGAAAAACAGAAGAATGACATTGAGAAACAAAAGAAAATTAATGAAATAAACGGAAAGAATCGTTTGTAAAATAATACTATTTGTATTATGTAGTATTGCAGTATCTCTATTTATTATAAATATAGTAAAAATACGAATATTTATTTTGTACTTGTTCGTATTTTTACTATATTTGCATTGTAATTAAGTCGTAAACGCTATGAGTTACAAATCAGTTAAAGAGGTTGTAACTATGTTGCTTGACAACGGCTTCATTCTAAAGAGCCAGAAGGGCAGCCACATGAAGTTTGAGAAAGATGGAATAACGGTAGTCGTTCCGAATCATGGAAAGAAAGGCGTTGAAAAAGGCACTTATTACAGCATTTTGAGGCAAGCGGGGCTGAAATAGCCCCCGCCTCTTTTGTTAAACTATAAAATGGAGGTCAATATGAGAACTGTAGAAGTGATTGTCGAACATGCTGGGAATAATCTCAGTGCTTACATTGAAGATGCTCCAGTTATTACGGTCGGTAATAACATAAGGGAAATTGAGGAGAACATGAAGGAAGCCATAGACTTGTATTTGGAGGACAATCCGAACCCTTGTGAGGTTCTCAAAGGAGAGTTCACTCTGAAGTTCAAGATAGATGCTGCTACCTTCATCAACTATTACAGCAGTATCTTCACCAAAGCTGCTTTGAGTCGGATAACAGGAATTAACGAACGCCAGTTATGGCACTATGCGGCAGGAGTACATAAGCCACGTAAACAGCAATTAGAAAAGATCCAAAAAGGTATTAATGCCCTGACGGAAGAACTGGCGGCTATAAATTTGTTGTAAAATAATTCTTAAACGTATTTCAGCGTGATTACTCCGGTAGTCACGCTTTCTTTTTATTTAAAAACGAACATTCTCCTAATTGTTTCGTATCGTTAGCCTTAAAATTTCCACTTCTTTTTTTCTATAAGTAAATTTACCGTATGAAATTATTAATCAAACTCATACGGTATGACAATCTTTGAACAAATCTTGGCAGGACTGCAACAGAAATTCGCTGGGGTGGATACTGCCACACTTACCCGTATAGCTACGAAAAAGGCTGAGGGTGTAACGGACGAGACGAAGGTAAACTCCATCGTTGAGGGTATCTCATTTCAGGACGTGATGCAAAACTATGGTGATTTCCGTGCAGGACAGGCACAGACTTCCGCTGTTTCAAACTACGAGAAGAAGCATGGACTGAAAGACGGTAAGCCTATCGAGAATCCGGAACCAGAACCGCCGAAACCAAACGATCCTCCCAAGCCCCAGGAGACAAACATCGCAAAGATGATTGCTGACGGCATTGCAGCTGGTATCAAGCCGTTTGCTGATAAGCTGGCCAAAATGGAGGAACAAGAAGCGCAGGCGCAGCGCAATTCTCAGATTTCGGAGGTAGCAAAAAAGTACGGTATTCCCGAATTTATGCTGAAGGACCGCAACATTCCAGAGAACACGGACTTGGACACTTATTTCAAGGACATGAAACAGGATATGTCTAACAGCGGCTTCAAATTCGCACAAGCCCCTGAAACTGCAGAACAAAAGCAGGATAAGGAAGCAAGCGAGTTCGCCAAAATGATTGAGGCGGACACAAAATCTATTGTCGAACAAAAAAACAAGTAATTTATGGCAGCAGGATTTAAGTATAACATTGAGCCGGAACCGTCAATCGAGGAACGTTATGATGTTTCTACAGGTGTAAGACGCAGAGGCCCTTATAAGCTGGACACGACCAACCTTGTTGTTGGCTCGTTTTTACCATCCTTTACACCTATTGCCGCTGACCTGGTGAAGAAAACAGCCCAGGTGGCAATCCGTGTAGAAGTATATGAGAAGTTCACAACAGGCTCCAATACCACGTTGAAGATTAAGAAAAACTCTTTGGCTTACAAAGGTATGCATCTTGGTAACGGTGCACATGGAGCAACCATTAACGACATTGACAAATCAGACAAAGCCTTCGATAAACTGACGTTGGCTGCCGACTTCGGCGAAACTTTAGAGGCCGGTACAGTACTTTATGAAGCTACAGAAGTTAGCGGTACTACACCTAAAGTTATTGCAAACTCCGCCTTGTATGAGAGGAAACAAGTAGAGAATGGCATTGTACTGGTTGCCCTTTTGATGCGTGCGTTTGAAATAGAACCTACCAAGTTAGCCATGCCATTCTCAGACATCGACAAGGCCAACATGCCGCATTTCCAGTTCAACGCTGCAGGTGTTCAGTCACCAGCTGGTGTTTCATATGAACTGCCTGAAGCTTCGGATTCCGTAATGGGAGGAATTCAGTTAGGATTTACCCAAAGCGGAAAGAAATATCCGGTGGCATTGGAAGGCGGCAAAGCTTATGTCGAAGTTCCGTGGACAGACAATAACACTACCTATCAGGCAGCTAACTCAAGCACCTTGGGACTGGTAAAACAGGGTGCAAAAGTTGATGATGCTGCAGGCGGAGATGAAAAAGACAAAATTAATGCTCTTCTTGCATCATTGAGAGCAGCTGGTATTATAGCAAGTAAATAAAAAAGGAGAACAAAGATATGATGCTAACTATTTATACACTGTTTAACGATCCTAATATCGTAAGTGCCGTTATCCAACGCGTCCTTCAGACTCGTAAGGATACGATATATTGGCAGCAGTACCTGGACTTCCGTAGAACGACAACTCGTGTGTTCAAAGACTATATTGGTCAGGTTACTGGCGTGATGGCCGGTTCTATCAACTCACGCTACGGGGAGAAACCTATCCGTGAGCGCAGGAACATCGGTTCTGGATATGGTGAGATAGCCTATTTAGGTGACCGTTACCAGATTTCCATTGACCGCTTGTCAGAACTGCAGGACTTGGTTGACAAGTTCAATGCCGCAAAGACTGCCGACCAAGTTGCCGCCATGCAGGACATCGTGAATTTCATCTACGATGACTATCGTCAGGTACTCCTTGCCGCACATAAGCGCATGGACATCGTTGTCGGTTCATTGCTGATGACAGGTAAGGCTCAAGTGAAAAACAAGGACGACAATGCCGGAGGAATCGACCTGCTGGATATCGAACTTCCGTTCAAGTTCATTACCCCCGAAGCCGGAGCGAAGGCCAACTTCATCACATACCTGCAGCAGCAGATGAATGAATTGAAGGCCACTTACGGCAACTTCCCGAAGATGATTATGTCACGAGGAACATTCGTGAAAAATATTATCGGTTCGAGTGAGTTCGGTGATAAGTTCAAGATGCAGCTTACCGGTAACGAGATGTATATGTCAACCGGATTGATTACCTCTCAACTGGCTTCCACCGTCTTTACTGGTATTGGTCTGCCGGCTATTGAAATCAAGGAAGATTATGTTCTTGACCAGTCTGGCAAGAACGTGCAGATTTACGCCGATGACCATATTACACTGCTTCCTCAGGATAAGGTTGGTTACATGCGTTTCCACACTCCTTACGAAGCTGTTGACGGTGTACCGGGCCGCAACTATACTCAGGCTGACGGTGATATGCTCATCTCCGGTTACAAGGATGGCAACGGCCGTTATCTGGAATACACCGCGGAGTGGATTCCGCAGATTGCGAACCCGAACCAGATTGTGAACATCGACTTGACAACAATGAACGCATGACAGTAAAAGACTACATATCACAGAAGTTTCAGACCTTCGGCATCAATTTGTCGGAGGCTGACCTTTTGGAGATAAGTCTGTCTTCAGGAATAAGCGGAGAGGATGAGATGGACCTGTCAAACATTGGTCTCGTGTCGGTAGCTATGGCGAAGTTCATCCCCTCTCTATTACTTAGAGCCACTTCAATCAGCGAAAACGGTTTCTCTATGTCCTGGAATACTCAGGGCTTGAAGGAATACTATTCTTTCTTGTGTAAGAAGTATGGTCTTGAAGACACTCTGTCAGATAAACCTAAAGTCAGATTCCGTCAATGATATTCGCACCCCATATATTGCAGGTGAAGGTCACTCTTCCGCTGGAAGAAGATGAGTTTGGCCGGCCCATTCCCGGAACCGGTGAAGAAAGCTGGCAGGAAATATGTCGGTGCCGCTGTGATGATAACTCAACAAAAGAGTTTACTTCTGAGAACGGCGAGGTGTACCGACCGAATTATCACGTAGTCTGTGAGAAAAGAATCTCACTGAAGGCTGGTGATGAAGTCAGATGTATAGAGGGTGAGAATATCAGAGGAGCTGGCAAAGTTTACATGGTAAAGAATACGAATTATTTTGGTTACTCAGAGATATGGATGTAAAATTTGATTTTTCGGATGTGAATGGATTCTTTCGACAAGGTTATGCCGAAGTGAAAGCTGTTGAGGATAAGGTTGGCAAGGAAGCTGTCGATTACGCTATGAAGAATGGCAGTTATCAGAACCGGACCGGCACACTCCGTAAGTCAAATAAGTATTCAGTTGAGGATGACGGATTGGTGATAAGAAACGATGCTGAGTATGCCTCGCACGTCGAATCTAAAGGCTATGAAGTATCAACTGGTGCGGCTCTATACGCTGAGAAACGATTGAAGGAGGAAATCAAATGAAATACAAAAAGAAACCAGTGGTTATTGAAGCCGTAAAATGGAATGGCGATAAAATATCAGAAGTTACTGATTGGATTAGTAAGGCTCTCGATAGAGGTGTGATAATGCGTTTTGGAAATGAAGTCAAAATACACACACTTGAAGGAATAATGACGGCAAGTTCTGGTGATTATATCATTAAAGGAATCAATGGGGAAATTTATCCTTGTAAACCCGACATTTTTGACAAGACTTATGATATAGTCAAAGAAGATACAGATTCTATTTGCTTCGGTGATGCTATTGAAGTTTTGAAACAAGGTGGTGCAATCCGTAGAAAAGGCTGGAATGGTAAAGGATTGTTTGTCATCAAGCAAGTGCCGGCGCATATTAAGAGTGATATTATTCCGAAGATGCAGTCGCTTCCGCAGTCAGCCAAAGACCTTATCCTGAAAGGAAAGGGCTTCATTGACTACACAAGTCAGTGTCTTATCTACAATGAGAATACCGGCAGAGCTGATTCGTGGGTTCCATCTATCAGTGATGTTTTTGCAGAAGATTGGGAGATTGTGCAATGATAGTGACCACCGACATAGCGAACATACTTTACCGTGACTGCCAGACTTTCGGCATTGACATCGTTCCTCACGGAAAGAAGCTGACTGGCGAATTGAAGTCTGAAATGATTGTCATTCATGCCAAGAAGCAACAATCTGAAACGTATTGGAAGAAGTCTTTCGTAGAAGTGAACCTTTGCGTTCCTGACTTAAAAGAAGGCGAAGCCAATACAATACGTCTGAACGAGCTGGAGAAACAGGCGCAAGAAATGTTTGACGGTGTGACCGGACGCTATGACGGTACAACCTATCATTATTCCATCGACACAATCGGAACAGAGGAGGACACAGCCTTAAAGTGTCATTATGTAAATGTAAGAATTTTATTTGAAGTTTTAAATGTAAAATAATATGGCAGAATCAAAGAAAATTACAGCTGTGAATATCAAGAAACTTTGGTATGGCGAAACAAGTGCTATTACAGAAGACCTGACGGGACAGGCTTTGCATACTCTTTTGCAGGGTGAAACATTGAAAGAGGTAAAGAATATCCATCAGGATACTTGGACGCTTGAAGAAGCGGAAGCAAGTCGTACAAATTACAAGAATCAGCTAACAGGTCAGACTTATCGCAGTGAAAAGGAAATGGGTGATGTTACCGTCAACTTTACTATCGGTGAGTACGATTACCCGACCAAGAAAGATCTCATGGGTGGCGATGTCATCAATACCGACAAGGGATGGAAACGAGCGAGAGGTAAGGTGAATATTGAGAAATTGCTTGTTGCTTTGACTGATGATGACCAGTATTGCGTCGTTCCACGCGCTGACATCGGCGCCCGTGAAGCGACAACGGATAAGGCCATCGGTATTCCTGTAAGTGCCGTAGAATTGGAACCGAAAGACTCTAATATTGCTCCAGAATACTGGTTCGATGCGGAAGAGGTTAAAGAAGCATGAACTGATGTGAAGGTCATAGCGACGCCTTCTGATGCGACAGTAAAGCTGGATGGGCAAACGGTCAAGTCCAAGAGGGTGAAATCTGGGACATCCGTTTCTTATGAAGTGTCAAAGGCCGGCTATACCACTCAGTCAGGAAGCATACCAACCTCTCTGTCTGATGCCTTCAAGACTGTAGAAAAGGAAATTACTCTCATTCAAGAAGGTGGCGGTTAGTTTTCAGAATGTTTAACGGGTGTGGCTTCGGCTTCACCCTTTTTCTTTTAAGATATGAACAAAGGAGCAAAAATAATATCAGAATCCATTATCGGCAGTGATTTCAGAACAGTATTTGTAGCCGGGAAAGTTTACACGGTCTACCCTCCTACTATACATAAATTGGCCGGAGCTATATCCTATCTGTCTGGAGTTCAAGAAGCAGACAAATTGAAAGATGTTCTGCTCTCCTTGGGAAAAAGCGAGGCTTACAGCAAAGCTCTTTCCTGGCTGATAGCTGGTGACGAAAGTTTAAGTGAAGAACTAGCAAAAGGAACATATGAAGAGAATGTGAACGCATTGGATGAAGCACTCTCTATGATTGACTCAAAGGTTTTTCTCAAAGCTGCCAGCTTGGCGAAGAACGTAAGCCTGCTGGCAGCGAAACCGAAGTTGTAGGAAATGACACTCTCTTAGGACAGATCGCATCGTTCATGGAAAATCTGCATCTGACATACCGGGAAGTGGTATATGAAATACCATACAGAAACTTAGTATTAATGCAGCGTGACAAGCTCCATACCGTTACCGGGACGAAGGTTACAAAAGTGAAGGGTAAGGATATGGCCTCACGAAGAAGAAGAAACAAAAAATAGATATGGCAATATTATACTTTAAAGTAAGCTCGGACTATGACGAGGTTATACGTCTGAGACAGGAATGTGAGAAGCTGGAAGCACAGCTAAAGAAAATGGACGTAAACAAGTCTCCTGCTTCAGCAAAGGCATTAGAAGCACAATTGGCAGCCGCTCGTCAGCAGATGATGGGACTTGTGACAGAAGCGGCCAAGGCTGGTGCTGTGATGGAGAATGACCTGAAAAATAAGCTAAACTCAGCCTCAAAGGCTTCTGATGAACTTACAGAGGAAATTATCAAACAAAGAAAAATCATCCGTGATACACAGGATGATGTAAGACGTTTGTCTGATGAATATTCAAAGATGGGTAAGTATTCTCCTAATTCAAATGCAAAACTTGCAGAATTGAACAGGGCAAAAGCTGCTTTAAACGAGCAGAAATATGCAATGGGAGAACTTCAGGATCAGCAGGCAAGGAACAGGCTTGAAGTACGAAAACTTACAAGGGAGTATAAAGAGTTTGCGCAAGGCGGAAATAATGCCGATGAGGTGATGAAATCACTGACTGATTCTTTAAAACGCACTGCAATTGAATTTGGCGGATTGGTGGCAATTAAAAAGTTCGGTTCAGATGTTATTGATGCAACAGGTCGAATGCAGCAGTTACAAGTTGCCTTATCTACAATTCTTCAGAATAAAACGAAGGCAGACCAGCTTATTGCTGAAATCGTTCAGTTTGCAGCAAAGACACCTTTTAATCTTGATGATGTATCGGAGGGAGCAAAACAACTTTTGGCCTATGGCTCTTCAGCAGAGAATGTTGTAAACGAGTTGTCAATGTTGGGTGATGTTGCATCTGGATTACAGATTCCTATAGGTCAGCTTATTTATCTGTATGGAACATTAAGGACACAAGGTCGTGCTATGACAGTAGATATTCGTCAGTTTGCAGGACGTGGTATTCCTATTTATGAAGAACTTGCAAAAGTTTTAGGAGTGTCAAAAGACCAAGTAGGCGAATTAGTAAAAGAAGGCAAGGTTGGATTTAAGGAAGTCGAGCAGGCTTTCAAGAATATGACTTCCGAAGGGGGCAAGTTTGCAAACCTTATGGAAAATTCTGCTGGTACATGGCCCCAGAGATTATCAAATATCGAAGATACTCTTTTTCAAAAAATGAATGAATTCGGAAACAAATATAAGGAAGTTTTCGAGTTTGGAATTGGAACTGCTGAAAATTTGGTTGAAAGCCTTGATGATGTATTGTCTGTGATTGGTGGTTTAATAGCTGCTTATGGAACATACAAAGCAGCCTTAATTACTACTGCCATAGCACAGAAAGCTGTTGGATTCGTTGACAGCATCCGTCTGATAGCCATGTACAGAAAAGAAATGGGGCTGGCAACCGCAGCGCAACAAGCATTTAATATGGCTGCCAAATCAAATGTATTTGTAACCCTTTTATCAGCAATAGTTGGAATAGGAACAGCCGTTTATATGTTTACGAAAGGGACAAATGATGCTACAGAAAGTCAAAAAAGACTGAATGAGGCTTCGGCTAATTACGAAAAAGAAGTCGCTTCGGAAATAGCTGAAGTGGACAGGTTGTTTGGTAAACTTAAAAATGCCAAAAAAGGAACAGATGAATACAACTCTGCAAAAGCTGCCATTATTGATCAATATGGGACATATCTTAATGGACTTAGTGAAGAAATACGTACTTTAAAGAATGTTGAAGGTGCTTATAATGCCGTTACTATAGCTGTTCAAAAAGCAGCAAAAGCACGTGGAATGGAAAGTGCAATAAAGGGAGCACAGGAAGAATACGGAGAATTATACGGGAAAAGTGCAGGCAAATTATATAAAGAACTCACTAATGCCGTTGGTGAAAAGAAAGCAAAGTCGTTTATTGACAGCATAAAAAAAGAACTTGAAAAGACGGGTACAATTTCAAAAGGACTTACTGAAACTATTGCGAACGTGTTCCGTGGTGATGCTAATTACGGCAATAGCAAGGCTTGGATGCAAGGCATGAAAAATGCGACAAAGAATCTGAGAGATTCCTATAAAGCAGCTGAAGCTATATTCTCTGACGCAAGTTCAGATACAAAGGTATCGAATAAGGAAGAAGTAGATAATAAATCTTATTGGGAAAAGCAGAAAAAAGAATTACAGGAACAACTTGATGCTCTTTCTTCAAAAGAAGCCGCGGGTAAAAAAGGAATGGAACTTCGCAGAAAGATTACATCTGTCGAGAACAAGCTAAAGCCATATTCAGCTGAATACGATAATAAGAGGAACAACACATCAATAACATCGTACAATTCAAAAATCCAACAAGAGAATAAAATCTCGGAAATAGAGCGTAAACAAGCTATAGAACGAGCGAAAGAAGCGGAAGAATTGGAAAATCAGGTTGAGCAAGCCCGGATAAACGCTATGGCTGACGGCAGTGATAAGACTATTGCACAAAGAGAATATGATAATAAAAAGGAACTGGAAGCAATAGACCGGGCTAAAGAAGAATATATCCAAAAAGAAATTCAAAGACAGAAAGAAATCTTCGATGCAAAAGAAGATCTTAGAGCTAAACAAAATCCAAAGTATAAAAAACGCAGTTTCGACTCTTCCAATATCACGGTAGACAGTTCATCTTATGACTTGTTAAAAGAATATACTGAAAAAAATCAAATCCAAAATGAGGTTAATGCTCAAAAAGAAGCACTAAACGAATACCTCAAGAACTATGGCACATATCAACAGAAACGCCTAGCAATATCTCAGGAATATTCAGACAAGATCAACAAGGCTCAAAGCGAAGGTGAACGCCTTTCGTTACAAGCATCAATGGATGATGCACTGTCTAAGCTTGATTTTGAACAGATAAAAGGAAACATGAACTGGGAAGATGTATTCGGTAACCTCGGAGATATGACAATCAGCCAACTCGAAAGAATACGTCAGCAGCTAAGGAACATGCTTTCAGACGGAAATCTCGGACTTGAAGAATACAAAACTGCCGTAGAACAGATAGATAAGATAAATACTGCAATCGTTGAAAAAAACGATGAGGTTAAGAACACACTTGGGCTAATACTGCCCATGACACAGAGACGCAAAGAAATAGAGATGGAAGTGGCAGAGGCTGAGCGTACCGTTAATTCGTTGATGCACGAAATGATGGAAATGCAGAATAGCCTAAACCAACAAAGAGAAAGCGTAGCAGGATATTTGCAGACATCAGGAATAAGTGTCGGGGCAAAAGATATAATTACTTCCAACTTTGACAACATACTATCACAAATTGGCGGTTTATTTGGTGAAGACAGCGATATTTATAAAAATGTAAAGAAATCATTTGATGATATAGCTGGCAGTGAACGTAAACTGACAACCACAACCCAGAAATTGGTAAAGGCACAAAATGATGAATACGGAGCAAGAACAAAACTCAACAATTTCCTTACCAGTTTCGGCAATAAACTACAGGCTATAAGTGACATAATGTCACTAATTAATTCAAACATTCAATCACTCCCCGACCTATTCAGTCAATTGGGTGTTGATATGAGTAGTGATTTTGGCAAAGGTATAAGCGATTTGGCTAATGCATCTCAGTCTGCATCAAACTTCATAAAAGATGCTATGAGCGGCAATTTTGTCGGAGCATTATCTAATGGTATAGGTGCCGTCAAGGGAATACTAAGCGGATTCAACAATATCTTAGGCCTGGGAATAGGTAAAGGAAACGTTGAATATGTTACAGAACTTACAGAGAAATTGACTGACAGCAATGACAGACTTCGTGATAGCATAGACCGTCTAAAAGACAAAATGGACGAAAGCGCAGGAGGTGAAGCCATAAAAAACTACGAACAAGCAAAAGATGCACAAGAACAACTGAATCGTCAGACTCTTGAAATACTGAAAGCGCAAATGTCTTACACAGGAGCACACCATTCAAACGCATACTACTGGGGTGAGGCGATAGATGGTAATGCGGCCACAAGTTCTCGAATATATGACAACATAAATAAAAGCCTTATCGAATGGTTAAAAACAAACCCTAACGCAAACTACAGTATCAGTTCTGTTAATTCATATGAGGACATGTTCAAACTGACGCCAGAACAGATGGCATATATACGAGACTACAATCGTGAAATATGGAATGAAATAACCGACATCGGCAAATATGACAAGTCTGAATATTGGGAAAACTATGCAGATCTTGCCGGCCAGCTAGAAAATCTGACCGAACAAATAAATGAAAATCTCACGCAAGTGTCATTTGACAGCCTGAGAGACAGTTTTATGAACACACTGCTTGATATGGATGCAGATGCACAAGACTTTGCTGACGACTTTGGAGAATACATGATGAAGTCTTTGCTGAACTACCAGCTTGGAGACGTATTTGATGAAGACTTGAAAAAATGGTATGACGACTGGGCGCAAATGATGAGTGGGCAAAATGGAAACCTTACAGATGACCAAATGAACGAATTGAAGGATAGATGGGAAGATATGGTAGATGAGGCACTATCAATGCGTGACAGCATAGCAGATATAACCGGATACAAGGGAGGAAGCGAAGAACAACAGTCTGCATCTTCAAAAGGATTTGAAACAATGTCTCAAAATGCTGCCGATGAATTAAATGGCAGGTTCACTGCTTTATATGAATCGAATTTGCGTATTGAGACATCAGAACAACAACAGACAGTTGCTATTACAGAATTGAGAGGTAATATAAGTGCATTAACAGCACAAGCTGTTGGAATTTATAATATAGCCGATGAAACAAGAACCATATTGGCCAACTCATATTTGGAATTACAAGAAATACGTGAAAATACAGGATATTCGGCTAAATATCTAAAAGATATTAAAGCAGACATCGCTGAAGTGAAACGAAATACATCAAGATTATGACAGGAGATTTAATAATTAACGGAAAAGATGCATTTATTACCTGGGGTGTACGAATGGGAGACGGCTTCCTCGATGCTATTGATGGCTTCAATGAGATGAAAGACTACATTGAAAATGAAAGCCGTATTGAACACGGCAAAAGGATGATAACAGACAATGCACGTGTTGCATCACGAGAAATAGCCCTGCAGTTCACCATTGAAGGCTCTTCTGAAAGTGATTATCGGGCAAAGAAGAAAGCCTTTCAGGCTGAACTGGAAAAGGGAACCGTAAAAATCAATGTTCCTTCTCTTGGAAATGAAGTTTACAAGCTGGTTTACTTAGGGAAAAGTTTATCTTACGGAATGAACTTAGCTCGTTGTTTTGGTAAGGTTTCGAGCAAATTCTGCGAGCCAAACCCGACAGACAGAAGCGAATAACAAACATTTCCCTTCTTGTTTCAAATGGAAGTTCTAAAAATTAGAACTTCCATTTTTCTTTAACGAACTTTGAACCGATATGGATGCAAAAATTGATATATACGGAATATCTGGAGATGTTATCTGTTCTGTGCTTATAACAAAAGATGCTGTAAGCCATGAAGAACTGATGACCTCAGACTATATACAATTGTCATGGAATGATGACAAGACTATAGTATTGCCTGCAGGAGCATATATTATATATCAAGATGAGAAATACTCACTTATTGAGCCATATCTACCTTTGCGTGAGAATGAAGCTGAATATAAATACACGCCACAATTCCATTCCAGAATAATGATCTGGGACAAAATTCCCGTACCTTTATATACATATGAAAGTGACGGATTGACGATTAAAAGCCGAGAAATGGACTGGGACTTTACAGGCTCTCCTGCAGATGCAATGTACATGGTAAAACAGGCCATCAAGAATGAAACAGGAGAAGACTGGACCATACAACTGTCAGAAAGTCTTCCGGCTACAATTACAATATCGTCACAGTCAACCTCCATTTTCTCTAATCTTAATAATATCGCCGAAGAATGCGAGACAGAATGGTGGACTGACAAAAAAACAAATACCATTTATCTCTCTGAATGCAAATATGGAACACCTCTAAAGTTAATTGTAGGTGAAAACGTCAGCGTGCCGTATGTAAGCGAAAGCAAAGACGGTTACTATACACGCTTTTATGCCTTTGGATCCACACGAAACATTACACAAGAATATGACAGCGGTCAAGCAACAAACCATATTGCCAACAAACGCCTTGGTCTTGACCCAACAAAATATCCCGGAGGCTTCAAGGATATAAAAGGACATTTTGAAAATGGAGTATTTACTTCAGACCTTATGCCTGGAGAAATCTTCATAAAGACATTGTTTTTCGATAAGATTTTTCCTTCATCCAAATTAACGATATCTGATGTAAGAGCCAGACTAAAATATCGTCTTGACAATAATGGCAATAAAATAAAGATTGGAGGAACTGACGACGAACCAGTTTATGAACAGTACGCTATATGGTATTTTCAAATTGAAAACTTCATTTTTGACAAAGAGAGCATAATTGATGGTAAAAATTTATCGGTTTCATTTGAAAGCGGGCAACTCGCAGGACGAGATTTCGAACTTAAATACTACGATAAGCCAGAAAAGAAAAATGACGAAGCTGATGTAACTACTTTCGAAATTAAAACAGGAGATTATGAAATAATTATAGATGAAAGCACCGGAAATATAATACCAGGCTTATCGTATATAATACCACAAAACGGAGACCAGATAATTCTTTTCAACATAATAATGCCCTCCGAATATGTTTCTTCTGCTCAGAATGAACTTGAAAAAGAACTGGATAAAGCAATCTCTGATGCAAGTAAGGACAATAATTCATATGAAGTGGAAAGTTATCCTGAAAGCTTCTATGAACATAGTTATGACACCCATCTTGGTCAAGAAGTAAATTTTTACAATGGAGACAATATTTTGAATAGCCGTATCCTAATGGTCGAGAAACATCTGGACTTCCAATATGAACAGACCATAAGAATTGGCAATGAGCATATTAAGGGTAATACCCAGGAACTTAAAGAAGAAGTTGCAAATGTAAATCAGAATATTGATATCATAAAGGCATTCAACGAACTTTCCACATCTCTTTCCAACGCTTACGCTAACGCACAGCGTGAAATGATTGAAGGTTTTGCCGCAATAAAAAATATATGGGAATTTGACAATGATGAAAGCCATTGGAGTACAGACAATAATGGTGACAAGAGAAAAACAATAAAATCAAAATATAATGTATGGAGTTCCGGGTACATTTCTGCTTTAGGGACCAATACATCAGAAGATTCTTCAGGCACAGGCTCATTCGACCTTCTACAGGACTGGGATAAATATGTTGACTCAACAGCTAAAAGCATGGCTCTGTCAGCTTTTTTAGGCAAAGACCTGTTAGACCGTGTTATCTCGCTTGAAGAAGGACAAAAAGGACACAATATTACCATATCAGGCTCTGGAAATGTCGTTGTTAATGTGGAAGAAAGTAGCGACGGCGGCACCCTTACATTCACAAAGGGGAATATAGATCTTAGCGGTTACGCCACTACAACAGCCCTTGCAGAAGTTTCTAAAAAAACAGATGCCGTTACGACGAAGGTAAATGATTTTCTTGAGGGTACGGACACTGACAACATTATAAACAGGTGGAAGGAATTGGAAGCATTTCTTGCAGGACAGACACAGACGTCCACACTTGCTGAATTACTTGAGGTAAAGGCTGACAAAAATTTAAGGATTAATGCCGGCACCGGACTTGCCGGTGGCGGCAGCCTGTCGGCGGATATCACACTGACTCTTGCAACAGTAGGGACCGAAGGTACATACACAAAGGTAGTAGTAGACAAGTACGGTCGCGTAACCGACCATGCCACATTGAGTGCAGGAGATATCCCTATGCTCGACATATCCAAGATCAGCGGCCTGCAAGGAGAATTGGACAAGAAACTGAACATAAATGATTTCGGGAGCAAGTTTGCTGCAGAGATGGCAAACTGGTTTAAGAAAGACACTGAAGGCAATGTGTTTGTCGCTAACGCCAAAGGATTCTACTCGGAGTCTTTCGTATCAGCACTCGGCATGAATTCCGGCGGCAGCTCCGGCAGCTCTTCTTTCGACCTTCTGCAGGACTGGAATAAATATGATGATTCAACGGCAAAGAATACTGCCCTGTCAGCTTATCTTGGTAAAGACCTGCTGGACAGGATGAGAATAGAGTTTTCCGATATGGACAACTGCCGGATAAACGGCACAGGAAAATCAGGCGTGTTTGATGTCTATTCTAGCGGCCATAGTGTCGGCACTTTATTAGTGAGCAACGACATTATGAGCCATGGCACAAATCAGTTGTTTATAACGAATATGCTGATGGATGTTGACAGCAACACCCATCAGGACGACAGGATATATGTTTATTACAGGTATTACAACTTTAACGCTCCAAATGCCGTAACGGAAAAAGGAACATGGAGTAAATGGTGCCTTGTAATAGGATCAAAAGCCGGTGAAAACGGCATAGCGCGTATAAAAGGAATCAGAGACAATGACATCGATGATGTTCAAAACGCTATCGGTGTATGGGCTATAGACGGTACTGCATACAATGCAGCATCAGAAACAGATATTAGTAATATTTTTAATTAAAAAAGTTATTATGGCAAAATTTTTAGATTTAACAGGCTTAAGCCACTTTTGGAGTAAAGTAAAAACTTATGTAGACGGTGCTGTAAGTGCAGCAAAAACAACAGTAGGTAATTATACAATTAACGGGCAGAAGATAAGCAGCAATCCTACCATACTTGGCAATGTGACAAATGACGCTCAGGTCAAGCGCAGTGAGATGGGGGTTAAAAATGGTGTAGCCACGCTTAACGAAAACGGAAAAGTTCCTTCATCTCAGCTGCCAATGTTTATGGATGATGCCTTAGAGTTCGAAACAGAAATTGCAAATAGTGCCAGCATAACGATTAAACAGGCATCAACTGGTAAACCTACATCAATAGTTTATTTGCGTGATAAGGATAAATTTGTTGCATCAACAACCCCGGAGGGCGGTTTGGGAAGTCCCGAATATTATTCAGCGTGGGGAGAAACAGACAAAATTAGAGTTTATACCGATTATGGAACTCCTGTGCAGGGTCAAGGGGTTACTCCTAAAGACGGAGTGATATATGTCAATCTGGGAAATGCCAAGAACTACAGATATGCCGGTTCATCCGCAAAACTGGTCGCTTCAGGTTCTGACTTAGCACTCGGAGAAACATCAAGTACGGCTTTTAGGGGTGACTATGGTAAGATAGCTTATAACCATGCGCAGGCAAAGGGTGTGGCTTTAAGTACAGAAAAGCTATATAAGATAACAACCAATTCAGAAGGACACGTAACAAAAGGAACTGCAGTTACAAAAAACGATATTACTGCACTAGGAATACCTGCACAGGACACTACATATGGTATCGCAACGGCATCTAAGGCCGGTCTTGTTAAGCCTGCATCCGTTATTACAAAGCCTACAATAAATACAGCAACGACTACATCAGGCAAATATTATCACGTGCAAATGAGTAGTGACGGTGCTATGTTCGTTAATGTCCCATGGACAGACAACAACACGACTTACGGATCTATCTCTGAGTCAGAAATAGACAGTCTATTCTCATAACAACCCTTAAGCAGGGTATCAAAATAGAATGCTCCACTTTCATTAAAAACTTGCCTATGAAATTTTTAGATTTAACAGGACTTTCACACTTTCTGGATAAACTGAAAAGTTTAAAAGGGGCTGATAATGGTTTTGCCGGGCTTGATAAAAACGGTTTTATAGAAGAGGATCAGATATTGTACAGGTCGAAGGAAGTTATATACTTCACAAAACAGGTATCAAGCACGACCATGGCTTCTGTTGGTACTTCTCTTATAAATCCTAAGCAAGTTGTTTATGATAAGAGTAAAAAACGATTTGTTGCCACTAATGCATCAACATCTGTATACACAAGTTGTCAAGCTGCTTGGGCTCAGACATCAGAAGAAGCATATAAGGCCTCTTCATCTTTTGGCAGCCAGGATGGCACAAACGGAATCACCCCTAAAACAGGAGTCATATATTATGATGAAGAATTAAAAAAGACATATATATGGAATGGGAGCTATCTGGAAGAAACAGACTACTCGGTAGACGGAGATACGACTCTAAAGCATATATTCTTTAATAAAAGTTCATCGGTAACATCTCCAAGCAATACTGTTAGTCACGACATTAATATTACTAGCAACAAAGTAGGATTTCAATTTGTATCCCCACTTGTTGCGACATACGTGACTTCTACCGACCCCATAAATTCAAGTAGGCCCAAAATTCAAACCATACAAGTCACTATGCTTGATGCCACTTCTGCAAGAAATGGCTATATGACAAAAACTCAAGCAAGCCAATTAAGTAGTTTATATACTTCACATGGAGGCAAATCATATTTACCATTAAGTGGTGGAACCGTTAACGGAAACGTAACCGTTAACGGGAAAATAACAGCCAATGGATTAGTAATACCAGTTAATTATTATGCCAAATATGAAAGCTGGCTTGCACAATCCTTCATTAATGATTTTGGCGGAAAGGCAGAATGCAGTTTTCAAACATATACTTCAAATGGTGAATTAAGATTTGTTCGTCAGACAAAAGCTAATGTTGATGTTGCAGATGGACAAGGAAATTATACTTATATCGTCTACAATGCCAATGGAAATATACAACTGGCTAATCAAAGGACCACCATAAATTATTCTGACGGCTCTATTACAACGCCAAAAGTGACACAAACATCTGACAAAAGATTAAAAGAGAATATAAATACTATTACTGAAGACTTAGATAAGATAAAAGAAATTGAATTCTTTGAGTTTAATCTGAATGATGATGTAAATAAAACAAAATCTTATGGCGTCATAGCTCAAGACTTAGAAAAGGTTGGGCTTGAGAATCTTGTTGTAGAGGATGCCAATGGATACAAAGCTGTAGATTATACCGCTTTGATTATGCTGGAACTGCAGAGGCAGAGAAAGGTGATCGCCGCACTGGAGAAAAGGCTGGCGGAGATTGAGAAAACATGGAGTTGGAAATGAATTACGGAATAAAATGGGAATAATTGAAGGAAACATCGTATCTGCCCCGCTTAACACAAGGGATGTCGGCTCTGTCCTTGGCTCGGCATCAAATGACGTGGGCACTCTTTGCACGCACGCCAACATCAACATGTGGGCAAAGTTCAAGCCTGTGCCGTTGCGTGCTATGTTCCCGGAAGACACCTTAAAAGGTTCTTCGGACTGGAACGGTACCCCGCAATCAAGCACACATAAGCCTTGGTGGTATGGCGACGGAGACCAGCCGGCATACACGGTACCTGTCATAAGTGAACTTGCAGATATGGGAAGTAACGGCAACCAGAATAGCGAGGCTGTGTGGAGATATAACGGTCCGACAGGCAAAGGTGCTTCTGCAGCACATCCTGACTTCCCTTTCAGGCTGACAGACTTCGTAGGTTACAGACACGACGCAAGGCCGCCATTCACGGCAAATCTTCCTTTAGAGCTTACCGCTGACAATTTTTCATATTTTGGCGTTGATATGTCGGACCGCGAACAGGGCGAGCTTGACTTGTCGGACATTTGCGACATACTGCATCTGAGTGCAGTATATATAGGCATAATCATCAAGAACATAACACGTGGCATAACAACGGCTTATGTAAGCACGACGGCTCTTAATGCCAACAACAGCGACAGCTGGGCTTTGCCTGTTGTAATAAACAATGGCTCAACCATCGAAAACGGAGGCGCCGGACAGACTATATCAGAGTCAGACACGATAGATGTCTATCTGTTTCTTTCTACTTCTGCAGGTGAGACAAATTGGGAGGCGATGACAAAATATAGTGCATTACTTACATCTAGCATGCATGTGTATAGGAGGTATAAAGGCTATAGTCATAACATAAAGATTTATACCGGTACGTATACTTATGTATTGGAAGCTGAAAATATTCTTGATCTTGGCAAGATATGGTACTACAAGGACAGCGACGGCAACATTTTCTCTTTCCGAAAGACTGTTGAACAAATTTCAAACCCGGACTCAAAAGTTACCGTTAAACTCACAAGCGGAAGCACTGCATACGATTCATTGCGTGCCACAATCGTACAGAAGGGCAAGGTAAAGGACAGCAATACAGGACAACTGACAGAGATAAATCTCGTCTACGCCTTGGCATACAATGAGGGTGCAGGAATGATCGGCACATCAAACAAGACATTGATACTTGGAGATAAATTTAACTATATCACATTCCCGGCCTATCCCACAGAGGAAGACGCTAACAGAGAAAGCAACATACAATGGATGCGAGGCATGCCGATAGTCCAGAATGTAGAATATAACAACGCGGATGCTAACCTCGAAGGCACTGTTACTGATAATATATTGGATGTAACCGTAATGATTTCGCCTTCATCTCAATATACACGAATTGATCTTACCAATGACGGGACACCCGTGAGTGTGGAACAATAATACAAACTATAATTTGTATGTCAAGATAAAAATAATTTAATCAAAACTTTATAAACAAAATCATGAAAAAGATAACAACAGAGAAAATCCTGAGCGTCTATAACCTCATAAGTGACGCAAAACTCACAAAGATGGAGGACTGCGACAAGTTCAAAATGATTAATATTATCCGTGCCTTGAAACCGGTAGTAACGAATTTTGAAGACTTTAAAAAAGTTGCCAAAGACAAACTGAAAGGCGATAATCACGACTATATGCTGGAGAAGGCACAACAGTGGCAGGCGGAGGGCGAAAAGACAACTCTAAGTGAGTCTGAGCGTATTGAGATAAACAGATACTTTAACGACTACAACAACAAGATTTCCGAATGTCTGAAGGACGAGGGCCTGAAAGAGAACGAATTGGATTATGAACCGCTCAAAGAGTATGTATTCGGAAAACTTGTTGCCAGCAACGACTGGACACTGGGCCAGATTGCTGCGATTGAGGAAGTTATAATTTAATATCTAAATAAATTTACTGATATGTTTGAACAAGATATTTATATGAACAGCGGCACCAGAATGTTTACGTTCGCCATGATGGGCAACGAGCTTGTTGCCGTGATATATGATGCACGCTGGTTTTTGGCGACGCTGGTTTTATGTGTATTAGCTGACTTCCGCTATGGTTGGGGCGAAAGCAGCAAGAGGTTCAATATGGCCAAGAAAAAGGGAGACAAGATAGTGATGTCGCAGTATAAGTGGCGCACGTCAAGGGCTATCAGAAGGTCAATCAATAAGCTGATGGACTACATAATGTGGGTGAGTATTGGATCGTTTATAGGAATGGCTCTCCTTAAGCCTATCGGCGTTGATTACATGATGGGTGGTTTTGTAGCCACTTGTATTGCTGTTGGTTGTGAAGCAAAGTCTTTCTTTGGTCATTTCTTTTGGCTTCATGGGGTAAGGATTGAAGAAAAGAGTATTAAGGGCTTTTTCAGGGCGTTTGTCGTTGCTTTCGCAAAGCGCAAGAACAAAGACATAGGTGAAGCCTTGGAAGCCGGTTTTGATGAAATAGATAAAAAGTAAAGTTATGAGAAGCATTAAAAGAATTTTTGTACATTGTACTGCAGGAAGTCAGAAGCAGACAATAGAGGATTTGAGAAAAGAGTTTAAGAACAAAGGCTGGAAGAACCCCGGCTACCATTATGTGGTCATGCCTGATGGCACGATAAAACAGATGCTCGGAGAGGAAAAAGTGAGCAACGGAGTACAGGGCTACAACTCGACATCAATCAATATTGCTTACATGGGTGGTATAGACGCAAATGGCAAGGCGGTGGACAACAGGACGGAAGCCCAGAAGGCAAGTCTTGTAAAGCTGCTTAAAGAGTTGAGGGGCCGTTATCCGAATGCTCAGATACTTGGTCACAGGGATATCAGCCCTGACACCAATCATAACGGCAAGGTTGACTCATGGGAGAGGATAAAGGAATGTCCTTGCTTTGATGCCATAACAGAATATAAGGATATATAATGTTAACAAAAGGTGTTCTTTGACATTGTGGGTTGCCGTTAAAAATATAGAAATAATACGCAAAAGTTATCATTAATGATAATTTTTTTATATCTTTGCATCGTAATATCTAACAATACAAACATTGTTATGCAAATAGACATTGATGATGAAGAATTAGAAACACTGATTTTGTACGGAAAAACGGACGGTAAAAAATACAAGAGACTAAGTAAGAATAAAACATTCTTACGGGATTTGAATAAAGTAATATCAATATTACGTACAATGCCATGCACCGCATCCCTAAAGGCCTTCGGCAGTTTGCATTACGAAAACCTGAAACACAACCTTTCAGGTTTTAGCAGTGTTAGGGTCGGTTACAAGACAAAATACAGGCTCATATTCGAGGAATTTGAAAATGGAATAATAATAAAACTTATAGAAATAAACGAGCATTATGGCGACAAGTAGAATTGACAATAGAACCCCGTTCATGGCTACGCATCCTTACGATATTGTCAAGGATGAAATGAAAGCCCGTGGAATGTCGCAGAAGGAACTTGCGACACGTATGGGGGTTGAGCAGTCCAATCTGAGCAGGATGCTCAAATCAAAGTCCGCAGTATCGCAGGAAACTGCAGAGAAGCTTGAAAAGGCTCTTGAAATACCTGCCGAAACATGGCTTGGGCTTCAGGCACAATACAATAAGGATATGAAAGCTATCGAAGCACGCGATGAAAACGAGAAAATGGCTTATGAAACAGAGAAAATGCTTTCAGCCGTATTGAACTTGAAAGAGTTATATGCTTGTCTTAAAATAAGCACATCGCTCTTTATACATGAAAAGCTCGAAAGGCTGAAATCGTTGATAGGTATGGATGTCCTCAGTGTTGCAAGACTGATGTCCGTATGCAATGGAGATTTTAAAAAGAGTGATAAACTGTCCGTTGATGAGCGCAACCAAACCACTTGGTTGATCCTTGCATATATAGAGTCAAAGCAAAATAAACCTTACGGACCGTTTAAGAAAGGGAATGCGAAGATAGCCGCCGAGAAAATAGCCCGGATGACACATGATGGGATTATAACGGAAAAGGCTATAAAGGAAACGCTTAATAGTCTTGGCATAGGTTATTCTGTTGTAGGGAAACTTGACAAAACACCAGTTGATGGGTATTCCGTATGGGTTGACGGACACCCTGCAATAGTGACGACACACAGACATAACGATATGAGTATGCTCATATTCAACATCTTGCACGAACTCGGACACATCGAGATGCACATGGAAGAAAAGGACGGTGCGTCTTATATAGCTACGAAGTTTGTATATTCAAGTATGGACGAAAAAGAAATAGAAGCTAATGATTTTGCAAAACGAATGCTCATACCAGATGTAATTTGGGCAAAGATGATGGATGATGTATGTGTTAAAAGTATTTGGAGTAGCGACATTGTTCGTGAATTGAAAAAACAAGCAAAGCGTTTTGGCGTTGACTTCAATATAGCTATGTGGCGTTACAAGTATGAAACAAAGAGATATGCGATAACAGGCGTGAAAATCAAACAAATAGTCTGATATCCTTTCATATTGCGCATAACAGAAGCGGCGACCCACACATGTCAGGGCTGCCGCTTTAATTTTTATGACATGGAAAGAATGAAAGGATTATTTTTGGGTATTATGATTTGTGTCATTATTAGTATATTATCTGGATGCAAATCTACAAAGTATATCCCGCTTGAGACTGTTAGAACCGACAGTATTTATGTCGACAGATACCAGCGTGACAGCATATATCAACGAGACAGCGTATTCGTCAACAGATGGATAGCTGGAGATACCATATATCAGGATAAGGTCGTTTGGAAGTACGTCTATCGTGACAAGGTAAAATATGACACGGTGGCCATATTGCGTTCAGATACAATAAATGTCCCCTACCCTGTTGAATGCAAACTGAGTAAATGGGAACAGCTTAAATTGAATGTTGGAGGATGGGCTATAAGCATTATCATTATAATAGTCTTGATTGTAATGGGATGTATGGTATACAAACTAAAAAAGTAAGCTATAAAAGGGCTGTGTAATAGTATTGCTACACAGCCCTGATTTTATTGAACTTTATCCGTAATCTCTCTGACAATAGTTTTAGGAAGTAATTTAGCATATACGCTTTCAGTAGTTCTTATGCTAGAATGCCCCAAAACTTTTGATACGACTTCCATGCTGACGCCTCTATTTAAAAGTAACATCCCGCAGGTCCTTCTACCCCAGTGGCTTGCAATATCTTTATTTATCCCGGCATAATCAGCAATAAGTTTCAATCTCATATTATATTGTTGAATGGAAAATTTTGGCAGATTGTCACCATATCGTTTCACAATTTCCATCACATCAGGCAATAGCACTGCACAATATTCTATTCCTGTTTTATTTCGCTTTGCATTAATGTAATGGTGTCCATCAATTTCCTCTATTCTGGAAAAGTCAAAGTTCATTAAATCTGAAAAGGACAATCCTGTAAGGCATTGTATTACAAACAAGTCTCTTACTTTTTTAAGACTTTCTGTCGGCAGTTCTGCAGCCTTGAGTGCTTGAAATTCTTTTTCTGACAGAAATCTACCTATCTCGCTCTCACCTTTGACTATTTTTATTCCGATGTAAGGATCTGCTGATATGAGTTCATGTTTGATAGCATCATGAATATAAGTTTTCATAAATTTGTGGTAAGAACAAATTGTTGTCTGCTTTATATTCTGCTGATGCAAGAATTCGTCATATCCGATTATATTCTTTTTTGTCAGATCGGAGAAATAAATGATTTTGCCATACTGTTCCAATGAATTTATGAGTTTCTTATGATTCTTCTTTGTAGAATCTCTAATGTCATTTCTTTGATCAATTCTCATAAGGATATATTCCAGAAACTTCATTTCCTTTTTATCCTCGTAATCCAGAAAGCTCTCTAACTTCTCAAATGTAAAAGGTTCGTTCTTTTCCATCAGCGAAGATATAAAATTGTCTATACGCTCTTTAACTGCATTTATACGCTTATTAAGCGCAACCATTTCAAAGCAATTGCATACAAACTCTTTTTTATTATACTGATTTTTAAAAACTTTAACACCAGTACTTATATATTTCTTCTTTCTTTGAAAAAGGATTTCAACTTGAATCAACGCCTTTTTCTCATTTGTTGCGGTATTTTTTCTATCGAAAACGAATCGTGTGGTAGGATAATCTGTCAT